ATTTTTCATCCATAATTTGAATTTTTGTTTTTTGTAACTTTCCTTCGATAAAATTCGTACATTTTTTCTTCTCGACTCTGAACATGCATGAAGTAATATCGCGTAAATTTGTAATATCATCGTTTATATACAAATTCGATACAAGTTCGCACAAATCGTCCATTATATCATCGGTATTGTCTTCAGTGATTTTCAAACACTTTGTTGTTTCATCGCGTTCGAATTTGTCACCGGTCGTTAAAAACCGATAAACTTCGATCATGGACCTGAACCGAGTACCATTTGGGGAAAAAAAATAATTATCGGTCGAACCTTCGGATTTACCCGATTTCCGGGTTTCGATTTTTACATACCAATCATTACTAATTTCTTGTCCCTTATTTTTGAGATAGGTCTTGAGAGTGTTAAAAACTTTATGATTTTCGGTCGTCATTGTATATTTAAAAGTTTTATTTTTTAATTCAATTTAATACAACTGAGGCTTATCTCATTTTCGGTAAGTTTATACTTATCTATAGTTTTTTGAGACGGAAGTTTATTATTTTTTTTAATATCCCTAAGACATTGTTTACGGTTTAAATTATATATAAATTTTTGATTCTCTTTATTCTTTTCATAACGACTCTTATTTTTTTGTTGTTTAGTCTTACCTAGATTACGTTTGTTTATACATTCGTAAATTTCTTTTCTTTTCAAATACGTCCATTTTTTTCTAGTACACGTTTCCGGAAATGTTCTATTAAAAATCGTTTTTTGCATTTCCTCTTCAAAGTATTCCCAATCCATGTACCCAACTTTATACATTTCTTTGATCTCGTAAATTATTTTATGAATATCTTGTATTTCGATATCATTTATATATTTTAATTCGTATCCCTCCATACCAAGAAAAGCGTAACCTTGGCAGTTAAATAAAAATCCTATAACTCTTTTATATTTAGATTTCAATAGTTCATTTATTTTTTCGTCAGTTTTCGACTTATTAATGATATCCGAATAAAATATGTTTATACCCCATGAAATTCCATTTACATTTTGTACATGTATCATTTCCGGGTACCTATATAAAAACCTTTTTGCACTCGATGTTAATTTTAAATTACCTTCTTTATATGTTTTATATTTCAAGTGTACATGTGACGCGTAAAATGTTTTAGTCGATTCACTTTCTAAAATATAAAGACATATTGGTGGATAATTTAAAACCATGGTCATTTACATATTATTACTATATATCTTTAATTATCTTTATGCACTTATTGGACCTTATTGACATGTTTTTCTAATATATACCTACGCATGAGAACTTTAAAAACGCAGTAAAAATAAAAATCCTATAATAGTAGTGATAAAAAATTAAAAAAAAAAGCCTAATAAGGTCGAATAAGTGCATAAAGAAAAATGATATTTTTCATTTTTTTTAAATTTATTTTTTCATTTTTTTTCAAATCATGAATTTTAATTTTCTTTATGCACTTATTCGACCTTATTAGGCTTTTTTTCGTTTTTTTTTAAGAGCACTTTGGGTTTTAAAACACTGAAAATTCACTATATTTCCCGAATTTTTTTTAAATTTTCACATATTTTTAAATAATCACCTTCGGGAATGGTACTTGAATTTTTGTCGACGAGTTCCATGATATTTTCCGCCACTTTTTCACTTTCGGTTTTTTTCTTTATACGGTCTCGTGTAGACGGACTATAAAACCCACAATCACTGTCGATAGTACCTGTCCATTGATACTTGGTTCTTAAGTACATCAAAAAATCACCTGTATTCGAATAATATTCGTCACGTGACCAAACTTTATCGTCGTAAAATATATATTTTTTATCTACGATCGAATTTTGTGAGTTAATATCTGACCAAAATCCCTCGTGACCACTTAAATTAAAAAGAGATATTGGATGAATGTACCCATTCTCCAATACTGGTAATAGTTCACTAGAAGATTCATACCCGAGATTATAGTTATATGAAAGAATTGGTGAAGCGTGTATATCTATACTTACTACAGGTGTTTGAAATCTCGGACCATCGTAAGAAATTATTATAGCTAAGTGTTGAGCACTAATAGTGTTAGGTACAGTCGAACGAATAAATTTATTTACATAGGGTTGTGGTCTCATTTTGGTTTACTATTATTAATTATTAAAACTTTAAATATTTAAACTTCATTTAACTCTAATAAAGCGTATTTCATGAATACATTTGGGTTAGGATGGTCCGTCATTACAAGTTGATCTTCTAGATCACCTAGAAACCCTGCTATTTCATGTTCGTCGATGTCATTATATATGTAATTGATAAGTTTCGCATTTCTTGATGCGGCTGCCCCGACCATAGCGTAATGTATACAATGTCTAGGGTAACCACACTCTTCGTATAAATACTTAAATGTTTCTAAACCCGTATCGTGATCTTTACAGAATGCTACCGCAAAACTTATATCGTCTTCATCTTCTCTCATATCATCACCGTCGTTCGGAATGTCTTCGATTATTTGATCGATTTCGTTACGACGTTTTTTTAATTCGTCAAATTCGCCGTTTTCGCACACTTTCCAAATAGATTTCATCATCTTTAAAAATTTTTAATTTTTAATTTAAATATCATGTATGTATTACTTAGGTGCATTTTATATTTTTTAAACATTCACCCAAATTTTCGTGAAATTCTCTGAATTGTGTCATTTTAAGTTTAAACGAACGGTCAACCATAGACAGATGTCCCCTATAATTTTCAACCACGTTGTTACACATTTTCATGTATTTTTTACATTCATCCCTTAAATCATAACAAGTTCCTAATAATAAGTTGATTTTTTGAATAGATGGTATGCTATATTTATCGTAGGGAATATCGTATTTATAGCACAGTTGTATTCGAACATCTCTTTCTATACGTATTGTTACGCGTTTTAAAGGATATCGAGATACTTCTTTTTTCTCACGTTTTATTTTTTCTGCCAGAATTAAACAGTCAATTTTACCCGTTTTTCTTAAAAAGCTCATTGATGCATAAAAATCCTCTTCACCGGGAACACGCGGTTGGTTATTTTTTGGGTTTTCTATAGGTATAACGACATGGTTATCGGGTATTATCTCCTCGTTATATACATCCATTAACGACTTGCAAATATCTAAATAGTCATTTTCGGGAAACGAGTGATTATTTTTATCAACTAAAGTCAATATATTTTGAAGTTTTGATTTGTCCATTTTTCTTTCAATTTTCATTTATTATTACAATTGAATATCAACTTAGGTTAATTAGACCCAGATGTACTAGGGTACGAATATTCTTTTTCAAAATGTTCGTATTGTTCTAAAAGTTTTTTATATTGCGATTTATATTCAACTAAATTTCTACATACATACATCATAGACTTATCTAATTTATAAAAGTGACCCATTTCTACAGACTGACTAACATGTACGTTATATTTTTGTGTAATTTCTTCTATAACGTTAAGAATCTCGTTTGAAAAATCAACACCCTGCTGTAAATGTTTTTTTACCGAAGGGTGTGGTGGGAATGTGTTACGTTCTTGTTCCATATTTATTAATAATTTATTTACACTTCTACATTGACTAGGGTTCTAGGAAAGTATATAAAATTGGGTGTAGAAGAATTATATCTGTTTCGTATACATTGTATTATCTCATTTGAGTATTCGACTAATTCAAATATATTTTCTAAAATATCTGTCTTATCTATGACCCATTGTCGTAAAAAATCACCAACGGTGTTTGTAAACATTTCTAATATATCGCGTATATCCTGTATTTTATCTTTGAATTTATCACGTTTTTGTAATTCAATTTTAAAATCTTCTTTAGATATATTTTTTAACATGTATGATATACGTAAATGAGTATTATTATCGTCGTATATATTTCCATATTTATACATTATATCTCTGTCAATTTGTCTAAGTAATAATGTTACGTCTAATAATTCATTCGGTGCATTGTTATCGTTTAATTCGATAAACGTCGGTCTACCTCCACAAGGTATATCTGCATGCTCACGCGATCTTTTTTGGAACTCAAAAAAGTGAGGGTTATGTATTCGTCCCGTTTCTATTTTACCACTTCTCCAATCAAATGCTGTGTTACAACTTGTACACCACATTTGTGCACATCCATCAATTTTATGTATCATAATTCCACATTTA